TTACCTTCTGGATCTGTTCCAGTAAATTCAAATGTGGGCGTTAAGCTAATACTAGTCGCTGAATCAGCTGGCGATGTAGCCGAAACTGTTGGATGTGCATTCGAGTCTATTGCGCTTATAGGATATTCGGAAAGTGCGGCAAAGCCTGACATGCTAGTAATCCGTTTCTACATAAATCCTATTTACGCCTAATTGAATCTGTGTTGCAGTTGTAAGTGCAGCATTACTTGCAAGTACACCGGCTGTTAGTTTTGTACTGTTGGTTGGTAGGTTGGCGGTTGCTGTTCCGCTTGCCTCAGTACCTGCAACAATATCTACAATACGCCAAGAATATTCAGATGATCCGGGTGCACAGAATATGTATAGATTATATCCGGCGTTTGAAGTTATCGTATATCCCGTTGATGCTTTTGTTGCTGAAGTTCCTCTTGTGAGGAAAGAAATTGCGCCGTTATCTGCTGCATCTACACAAAATCCTACAGTATTGTTTAAAGCTGATGGATCAGCAGATACAACAGTAGTAGCAGAATGCATACCAGCAAAAAATCGTCCGCCATTAGTCCACACATCAAATCCACACCGTGTAAAAAAGAAGAAGCCGCCAGCTCCAGAGGTAGTATCACCTCTAAAAAACATTGCTTCAGTATTACGCTGTCCAAGTACCTGGTTAGCTGTAGTGACGACGTTTGCCCATCGGCCACGCTTAGTTGACGTATACAGATTTGTATTTGTTGGCAGTGCCGTAGAATAAGTACCAGCACCAGCACCAGCCGTTCCAAGCCATAAACCAGCCGTACCAGTTGTGGTGTTCCACATTGTAATGTTATTTTGCCAAAATGCGGTTTGTAATGGAAAATCTAGCCCGGAAGACCCTTTCCATTTTGGTACCATTTTACCCGAAATGCTTTTTGCGTATAGATATGCATTCCCACTACTTGGGGTGGATGGCTCGCTTGATATGTTTGGCAGTAGTATCGCTCCATTACCGTTAAGTTGTGGAACTTTACTTGCGGCAAGCGTCAAAAAAACATCTTTCGTACCTGATGAAAAGTTTACTGCGGCATTGGAATTTGAGGAACTTATGACAGTTGTCCTGGCGAGTGTGGTACCGGATGATGTATATGTTCCAAGCCCAACTTCCCATTCTGATCCACCGTTAGACGATATACAGTAATAACATGTATCTCCCGTAGACATCACAGAACCAAAAGTTCTAAATCCTGTGGGCGCAGAGTTCGTTAAGGTAATAGTGCCAGTACCTGTCGTAGTAGTGGTGTCCTTAACTCTGTCTTGTGTTATATGAGCCATGTCTAGACCCTATTACGCGATTGTCAATATTGATGAACCAAAATCGACAGTAAATGATTCGCCGTCTGCGAGTGTAATTGATGAACCGTAGTCCCAATAACCAATAAGTGGATCTGCTGGTGAGATTGATGTATCGTTATATAAAATTGCGTATCTAAAAGCACCTATTGTGCCACCAGAAGCAGTAAAAGTCACATCTACGCCGGTAACAGAAGTAGTTCCGCCAGACCGCGAGGTTGCATTTTGTGAATCTGCACCGCCCGATGTATAGCCATTGCCGCCAGATATCTCTGTAGCATCAGCGCGTACCGTATGAGTGGCTACGTTTGGTGCAGAATTTGAAAGCATAACTTTTAAAGTGTCTGTATCTAAATTGTGTACTTTTTCTGCTAAATTCTCGCTGAATACTTCATATTTAACAAATGATGCCATTGTTTTTCTCCTTAGTTATACGTTAGTGAGGTGCGGTTATCCCACACGTTATCAAAATCCGCATCTCCATCAGCCCACGTTTTCACAAAACCTGAACTAGTGTCCAATTTAGAAATCTGCCATTTAGCATCAGATGTCGTTGTGCCTATGGGTGCTTTGCCAAGATAAAGAATAGGATCATTTGTGGGATCAAAACGAACAGCTACATTAGAGGATTGCGCCCTAAATATCTTTGTGCCGCCATCCCATTCAACAGGTAGCATCGCAAGTACTTTGAACAGTTCATCGCGTGACTCATTTAAGACACCTTGCTCTGATTGACCTGTGTATGGTCTATTTTCTCTGTCTGGTACTGCCATTTATGCTCTTGTTTTCTTGTACTCGTCCGGAGTCATGCTTTTTACGTCTAAAACTGGGGGTAACTTAGCTGCTTCGAGCCGTTTGTAGGCTTCAATCGCATTACTAATTCGTTCAAACTGGGATTGCTTTGATTCGTTTTCTGATTTGCCTATTTGTTTTAAGATACCGTTGATTATTTCTTCGTAACTTGCAGGTGAGTCTTCGAGGTTTCGTTGTTTTGCTTTTGATTGTACCCATTCATCAACTGCTTTTATCTGATCTTGCATTTCTGAAGTAGGCGAGTCCCAATGAGGCATTAAACTGAAATATTCTGCGGTATAAGGATGCCCATATAATGTTTCGTATACGTATAAACCCTTTGCTTCTTGCTTCTCTGCAAGTATAGGAGGACGTTCGGCGCTGATAGCGGGCTCATCATTAGGTACTTCTGCTTGTGTAGCCGTGCGAAATACAGCGCCGTCGCTCATCTTAAGCTCCGCCTACTGCGATACCGCCAGGTGCAGCATCAATGGTTTTGCCATCATTACGTAAACGTGCCATGTCGCTTTCTTGTGCTACCTTCATGCGTCTACGCAAGTCTTCTGCGTCTTCTTCGGTGACTCGTACCTTTCCAGTAAATACTGGCTTGCCATCGACGATTTCCCAACCAAGTGGTTTTCCATTCGTCATAAATGGTCGATCAAGTACTAAATCAACTAGCTTTTCTTCGGTTTTTGTCTCTGTAGCCATAATTCCTCCTTATGGATTAATGGGGGAGATTATCCGCTCCCCCATCGGCTCAACTATTAGTTGAATGCGCTTCCTGATTCGATACGAACCATGAAGTTTTCGTTAAGGCGAGCTGCCTTGAACGCAACCTTCCAGCCGATCGTGCGACGCTGGTGAAGTGGGTCAGCGTTACCGCCGGGTGCTTCAACGTAGGTAGCAAGATTCTGAAGGGTAGTCATCGCGTAAGCGTTGCGGCCAACGACGTAGCTCGTGTGAACAGTCGTGGTTGATGCAATCGTAGGGATGACGTTGCTGCGGCGTACTTCGATACCCATCCAGCGACCAACAACTTGGCCGGCCTTCATCGATTCTGGTGAGAAGTTCTGGACTGCCTTAAAGGTAGAGTCAGACAACAGGTCTTGTTCGACGCTTGGATCAACAAACATAACGAACAAGTTGTTCTCTACGGGGCGAGCACCGTTAACGCGAAGGGTCTTGAGAGCCTTCTGCATTTCAGTGGTCGTCATGACATCACCGGCGGCAAGTGCTGCACGGTTAGCCTTACTGTTTGCGTACTGTACGGTCGTACCAGCAACGAGAACAGTGTTAATCTGCGTTTCAATCGTTTCCGTAGCCTGCTCACCAAGAAGCATTTCCAGCTCTGCGACGACTGGGTGCTTAACAGTCAGTTCAGCGACGTCAGTCAGCGTAACGAATGCGCCCCACTGATCAACTACTGCTGTAATTGCAGAGTTAGAAACAGCCGTATCGGCAGGAGTAGTACCTTCCGTAAGGACTGCACCTGGTACGCTCAAGCGAGAGTACTGAGTGAAGCTGATAGTCTTTGAGCTGTTGCTCGGAATGTTTTCCTTATATGCTGCGGTCTGCAAGACTGCATCTTTAGAGTTAATGTCCAAAAGGCGCTTGCTAAAGTAAGTCTGTAGATCGGCGGCTAAGGTGGTAGTGGTTGTTGCTGCCATTTCTTAAGTCCTGTTCTAGAACTTGATACCGGCGAGCCTTTCGCGCATTTCCTCTAGAGATTCATTTTGCGTATCTGCTATTGGCTGAGTTGATGTCGGAACATCGGCTGCTGCAACCATTTTTTCTACGTTTTTTTGAGCCTCTACTTTGCTTTTGGCTGCTGCCATGCTTACCAAGTCCATTTTTTCTTTAATGTATTGGTACGGCAGTTGCGTCGTGCGAATCATTATTCCAGTTTCAGGATCGTATTCCGCACCAGTATCTTTGTCATACTGTGCGAAGACGCTCATAGTCAGCTTTTCGTTAAACTCTTTAGAGTCAGGGTCAAAAGCAGGATATTCCCGCTTAAGTCGCTCTAAATCAGTGTTAATCGATTGATTCAAGCCAACAACTGCTTCGACTGCATCTCGGTACTGTAGTTCAGCACGGAAAGATTCAATCTTTGCAGCGTTTTCATCCAAACCCTGGTCGATATAATCTTCTTCAGTTGGGACTTTTAACTGTTCGAGCTGCTTGATCCGTTCTCGTAGCGCACGATTATCGTTTGCTAACTTTTGGAATCTGTTTTCGCTTTTCGGCTTTAGCTGTTCGGATTCATCCGTAACAGTTTCTTCTGCCTGTTCGACTTCAGCGCTTGCTTCCGAAGGTTCCTCGCTTTGGGTTTCTTCGCTTTGGTCTGTCGTTTGTTCTACCTGCGACGACTGGTCAGTAGTTGTCTCTACTGTCTCAGCCGTAGTCTCTACTGTTGCAGTCTCTACGGGTTGAGTTACGTCAGTGGCTTCCTCTGCCATATGTTCTCCTTTAGTTTTTTACAGCCGTAACGCTTGCTGATGCGGAGGTTGAGATGTGCCCCGTCCGCCAGTACTGAGGAACAAATACTGGCAGGCGTGAAACACCTCATTTAATCTGGTTTTAAGTTCAATTTGAGGTTACTCAACTCCATCTTTTTGCCTTCTAGGGTAAGTCGCACAATATCTAGTGCGTGCATCGCCGCTTCTAGGCTTATGTTTCGCTCTTTTGATGTCTCAACGGCGAGTGCGATGCTGTCACATTCAGCCATTCGGTCATCAAACCACTGCATCATGTCGTCTAGGAACGGTGCCGCCTGTAGGGTTGCTTTCCGTTCTTCTTCAATGGCTTGTTTATTAAGCTCATCTTCTGGTGGTGTATAGAATGAGCTGCCGTCAGTTGGGTATAGATCACTCATGCCGTTGCTCCCTGCATTTGCTGCTGCAATACTTGATCGATTTGTTCGGGTGTA